TTCCCTGTTTCTATTGAAACTGATGGTTTAGTAGTTGAAACAATTCCTGTTAATGATACAGGATTTACTAAATTTAATTTAATAAATGAACCTGTTGGTGATATTGTTGTTGCAGCTAATGGTGTAACTTTATTAGAAGGACTTGAGTATAGTGCTGATACTTCAATAAATATACCTTCAATACGAGTAAGAAGTTTTGTATTAAGTGAACCATTGACATCAGACTATGGTGACGTACTTACAGTTGCATATTATAAAAATACAGCAAATAATCAAAAATTAATAAAAGAAAATTTTCAATATAGTGGTTCACCAAATATTACATCTAATGGTTTGAATTACACGGTTAATTTAAATTATGGTAGAGCAATAAATAATTCTGATGTTGTTGTATATATAAATGGTGTTATGTTGACAAATGGCCCTGATTATACAATTTCAGTTTTTAATTCTCAAAATATAGTTTTAGATAGTGATGTTGTTCTTTTAGATGGTGATGTAATTTCAGTTGTTTATTTTACACCTAGTCTAGGTACTGATGTTATAAATCTAACAGGTGGTTCGTCATATGCAATGTTTTGGAGAATTAATTCATTAATACCATCAAATGTAACAGGTAATTTTACGCATCAATTTTATGATTTACCAAATACAGGATTGACAGGCAATAGTTTATATTCAATTAATACTAGTTATTTATATAATACTTATGATTTTAGTCAAGATTTAACATGGTCACTTACACCATTAACACCTGGAGGAACTTATTTTTACAGAATAAAATCTGAAAAATATTTTACAACAATAAATAATATAGGGTTTACATCAACAACCTATAGTGATACAATTAAAGTTAGATTACCTGTATGATAAATTTTTTAAAAGACCATCAAAGTGAATCAAGAGGCACTAATGTGCCTATTGGGTTTAATAAAAATATTTATATGGCTAAAGTCATTAATGTTGATGACACTTTAAATGTTGGTAGAATTAAAGTTTTTATAGATGGTATTGATAGTCCAAGTACGGATGACCCTGATATTCCATTTGCCTATCCTTTAATGTCAAGAATAGTACATATTATGCCAAAAGTTGGTGAAGCGGTATTGGTTGTATTGGCTGATAGTGATAAAAAATATGCAAATAGTTTTTATGCAAATAGGTTTTGGATTGGTCCAATAATTTCAAATTATGAATATGTAAAAAATGATAATCATGATATACCAGGTGGTTCAACAGTTGATTTTGATGTTCCAATAACAAAAAATTTAACATATGACCCATTACAAAAAAAATCTCAACCAAAAAAAGAAAGTGAAAAAGATATATTTCCTGTAGATTCATCACTTGCAACAAAACCTGAAAGTGATTTAGATAATGTAACTATTGTTGGTAGAAATAATACAGATATTATTCAATCCAAAGATAAAGTAATTATAAGAGCAGGTAAACATAAAAAAAATATACCCACACAACAAAATTTTTTAAATCCATCATATTCTATTTTAGAATTGATTGATGAAAATACATCTTATGGGTTAACAGCAAGTAATGAAATATTTTTAATATCTCATAAAGGTAGATATAGATTCAAAAAAATATTAACAAATGAAGATATTAAAGATTTAAGAGAAAATTCTCAATCAATGTTATATGGTGAATTAACCGTTAAGTATCTTCAAATATTAACAAATGCATTTCTTAACCATATTCATCAACATCCAGGTGCTACACCTGTTAAAGTAGAAAGTGTAGTTGCACTTGAAGCACAATTAAGAGATATTCAAAATTTATTAGCTAAAAACATTAAAATTAACTAAAGTTTGAAATTAAAAACTATTTATAATAAACTATTATAAAATGGCAAATTTTAATTTTAAATCACCTAGCGTTAAATTCCAAGAAGTTGACAGAAGTTTCGCTTCAACCCCATCATTAGGCATCACCTCAGTTGGTATGGCTGGTGAGGCATTAAAAGGTCCTGCCTTTTCACCAATTTTAATTACAGATAAATCTGCATTTAGAAAATATTTTGGTGGTACTTCTACTGAAAAATATCCAGGAAGTTCAAAACTTAAATATTTAGGACCAACATATGCAAATGCATTTTTAGAAGAAGGTAATCAACTTTATTATACTAGAATCCTTGGAAAATCAGGTTATGATGCAGGTCCTGCTTGGGCAATTACTGTTGGTAGTGGTCCTATATCAAGTGGACTTTCTAGTACATATATTGAAACTGCTTCTACATTTTTTAGTAGTAGCACATTTACATTATCAGGTATTAGTATTGCTGTTGATGCTACAGGTCCTTTTGATAATTCAACAGCTTTTACACTTACAAAAACAGGTAATATGTTTTTAGGAACATTACTTTATTTAGATGTAACTGTTTATACTGCTTCAGCAACCACAGGATTTACATTATATACTGCATTTACATATACAGCAGATACTGACCCTAAATATGAAAACATGGTTGTTGCTTTATTGAGAAGTAGACCAGGACAAAATGGTGGTTCACTTACTACAGGTGGTGGTGATTTTAGAATTACAGGTATAACAGGAGATTTTTCAAATACAATTGGTAACCCTTTGGGTAATTTTACTTTAAGTGCAGGTACTGATGTTGGTGGTTTAGAAGTATTAAACTTTAACTTAGATGTGACTTCCTCAAGCTTTATTACTAAAGCAATGGGTAGAAAAGTTACTGATACTAAAGCATCACTATATTGTGAGGCTGCATATCCTGATTTGATTAGAAAATTAGATGGAGATAATTTAATTTACCATGTTAAAGATATTATTCATATTAATCAAAATAGTGGTTTTGATACATATGACAATACATATACAAATCCTGAAACACCTTGGATTGTTTCTGAAATAAATGGTAATAAAATATCTAGATTATTTAAAGTTATCTCTTATTCGGATGGTGATTCAGCAAATAAAGAAGTAAAAATTGCAATTGAAAATATTAATCCAACAACTAAAGAATTTGATGTTGTTGTAAGAGATTATAATGATACCGATTCTAACCCTTCAACTCTTGAAAGATTTGGAAGATGTAATATGAATCCAAATAGTAATAACTTTGTTATGAGAAGAATTGGTGGTGTTTATAGTGATAATACAGATACATTCTTAGAGGATGCTAAATCAATGTATATTTATGTAAATGTTAATGTAACAGCACCTAGTAGTTCAATTCCTTGTGGATTTGAAGGTTATGAGTTACCATTATTTGATAATAGTACAATGGCTAATGCTTATACAGCAGTAACACCATTAATGGTTTATAAAACTAGTTATTCTGGAACAGATAAACCACTAAAAACATACTTAGGTATTTCTGAAAAAGCGTTTGATACACCAGCAACAAAAGGATTATCAATTAATGATGATTTATTTAAATATTATGGTGGTGCAATCACATTTGGTGGAGAAGCAGCAGTTAAATCAAAAGGTTTCCATTTAGACCAAGATGCAACAGGAAATTATGTTTCTGAAGGTTTAGTGATTGGTGAATTTGAGGTAGGTGCAGGTTCAATAACAAATTCTGCTAGTGTTGGAACAGGTACATATTATAATGATATTACTAGAAGAAAATTCGTTGTAGTTCCTTACGGTGGTTTTGATGGTTGGGATATTTATTATGAAGCAACTAGTACAGTTGGTAGGTCAATAGGTGTTGATTTTGCTCCTGGTGGTGCTTATGAGTTTGATGAATCAGATTATAATGCATATCTTGAAGCATATCAAATTTATGAGGATACCGAAAGAACAGCAATTAATTTATTTTCAACTCCTGGTATAAATTGGCAAGATAATTTAAGTCTTGTTGAAGATACCATTCAAATTATTGAAGAAATTCGTCAAGATGCTCTTTATATTATTGATGCTCCCGATGCAAATATTAATTTTACACCAACAGTTGTAGCAGGTGATTATGCTAATAGTTTAGAGTCAACAGGAATTGATTCTTCTTATGCTGCTACTTATGTACCATACATTAGAAGAAAAGACCCTGATTCAAATACAAACATTTACATTCCACCAACAGGTGAAATTTTAAGAGCAATGGCTCTTGCTGATAGAACATCATTTATTTGGTTTGCAACAGCAGGTTTGAATAGAGGTGGTCTTCCAAATGCTAGAGATGTAAGAAAAACATTTAAAGAAACTGATAGAGATGTTTTATATCTTGCAAGATTAAATCCAATTGTTAAATTCTCTAACAACACTCCTGGAGTATTCGTATATGGTCAAAAGACTTTACAAATTGCCGATTCTAAACTTGATAGAATTGATGTAAGAAGACTTCTTCTTTATGCAAAACAAATCATTTCTTCTCAAGCTAGAACATATTTGTTTGAACCTAATGATGATGTATTGGCTACTAGCTTTATTGCACAAACTAATGCTAAACTTAAAGTTATTCAAGATAATAGAGGTTTACAAACATTCAGAGTTAGATTAGATAATAGTTTAAATACTGCTGAAAGTAGGGATAGAAATGAAATCTACTTTGTAATTGAACTCTTACCAATAGGTGCAGTTGAGTTTATTGGCTTAACATTTGTAGTAAATAAATCAACAAATGCAATTGATTTTAATGCTTAAACAATTAAAAAAAGACTAATTAAATAAAAGATAAACATATGCCACAATCAGGATTTAGAAATGTACCCAATTATTATGAACCACTAAGACCTAATAGATTTGAGTTGTTCTTCGTTGATAATACATTAGGTTTAAGTAATTATACTTGGATTGTCAACGCTGTTGATAGACCTAAAATGAAAGTTAACTCAGTACCAATTAAATACTTAAACTATGAACAAAAAGTTGCAGGTCATGTAACATTTGATGACCTTCAGATGGAATTCATTGACTTGCAAGGACCATCTTCAGCTCAATTGTTGATGGAATGGTATAGACTGTGTGCTGAAAATATAACAGGTAGAATGGGTTATGCTTCAGGTTACAAGAAAGAAATTAGACTTGTTGCTCTTGACCCAACTCTTGTAGGTGTTCAACAGTTTACACTTTTTGGTGCATTCATTAGTAATATTGATTTTGGTAAAAATGAATATACTAGTGATGATGTTCAAAAAATTGCCGTAACAATGAGTTACGATTACGCAGAAAATAATTACTAATAATAGTAATAACTTAAAATGTGAAAAATCCCATTGGTATCCGATGGGATTTTTTTTGGTATAAAAGTTGTATATTTATAATTAAAACAATTAATACTATGATAAAATATAATTTTGAAAAACACTTAAAAGATAATTGGTGGAATACTAGTGATTCATTTTCATTAGTTGAAAAATGGCTTGATGATAAAAAATTCATCAATAACGAAAGTCTATATATGTATAAAGACTTTAAAAAACAATTACAATTTGCAGGATATGATAAAGAAGAAGTTTCTGTATCATATGAGAATGACTATTTGACAGTTGAAGGTAAATCAAGTATGTTAAATAGTCAGTATACTAAAAAATATTATCTACCATCAAAATATTATGATGTTGATAATATTAATGTAAAATTTGAGAAATGTATTCTTACTATTGAATGCAAATTGAAAGAAGAGAAAGAATCAAAAGTAATGAGGATTATAATTAAATAAATTTAATTTTAATTACTTTTTCTAATCTTTCTACGGAGGGATTGAATTGTTTAATATAAAGTTCTCTGCTTGTTCTGCTAATTACTTTTACATTAAACTTGAATTTCCCTCCTTTTTCTTTTAATTGTTTTAGTTGTATTGTTTTCTTTTCAAAGATAATACCTTCATCGTTCTCACCCATATAATAGTCATTTTCGTGACACAATATATTATATATTTTTTCTTTATTTAAGTCTTCTATTTGAATCTTTTCAAGTACATCAACCATTCTTAGGTTATGTATCTCTACGTTGATATAATTATTAAGTGAAACACTAGGTTTCCCTATCTTTTGACCATAACTATCTAAAATAAAAAATCCCCAAATTATGGGGATTAATTTTATTATCCTTCGCACATTAAACATTCTGAATATAAATCTCTTTGTTGTTTTGTATCTGCTCTTAATACCGATTCAGACCTCAAGTAATAAAGTGATTTCAATCCAAGTTTCCATGCCTCAATATGGACTTGATTAATAAATTTAGCAGGTGCATCACTAAAGAATGCAAGATTCAATGACTGTCCTTGGTCAATATATTTTTGTCTAATTCCTGCTTGTCTAACAAGTTCAAGTTGATTGATTTCTTTAAATGTTTTGAATACTGACTTTTCTTCAGCACTCATACATCTAACATTAACAACTGAACCTCTATCTTCAGAAATTGCATCCCAAACTTGTGGTAAATTTTTACCTTTTGATTCAAGTAATTGTTCTAAGAATGGATTTTTTCTAATGTGCAATCCTTTTGCATCATCATCCATATAAAGATTTGCTGCAAGTGGTTCTACACCTTGTGAATATCCACCTGCAAGTTTTGATGAAGACCTATTAGGTGCAATAGCAAGAAGGGTTAAGTTTCTTCTTCCTGTTCCTTGACACCATTCAGGTTCACCATATTCTTTAGCTAAATCCATTGTTGCTCTTTCCGATTCATCTTTAATGCGTTTAAAGATAATATTTGTCCAAGCATTCGCTTCAATAGAAACAAATGGAATCATTTTACTTTGAAGGAAACTATGCCATCCTAAAGCACCTAATCCTAATGCTCTTGACTTTGTAGCGAAGCGCACAGCATCTTCAATTCCTTTATACTCATCTGAGTTACCCTTTTGAAGAAAGTCCTCCATAACAGCATCTAAAAACATTATAGAAAGATATACGGTATCAGTATCTTTCCATTCATCAAACTTTACAAGATTTAAAGAAGAAAGGCAACATACTAAAGTATGATTTTCATCAGTAGGTAAAAAGATTTCGGAACAAAGATTTGAATGTCTAATTTTTAAATCATTTTGTTTCCACCATTCAGGTACAGTATTATTAGCATTATCAATGAACATAGTATAAGGTTCACCTGTCTTTACTCTTTTCTTCAAAGTTTCAAGCCAAATTTCTCTTTCTTTACCATTTTTTTCAACTACTTTATTCATAAATTCATCCGTAAAGATTGCTCCTTGATGAATGTTATGTGATTGGCGATTCACATCACCTTTTGGTTCTCTTACTTCAAGAAATTCTTTGAATTCACCATGTTCTGCATTCAAATAAATCGCTACAGCACCTCTTCTTGTCTTTCCTTGCTTAGATGCTAAAATAGTTGAATCAAATGATTTAATGAATGGTATAATGCCATCTGAACTTCCACCTCTACCATCTTTGATTTTAGCACCGATTGCTCTAATAGCGGAAAAATCATAAGCAGTACCTCCACCATATTTTGATAGCATTGCCATTTCAAGATTTTTACGGTAGATTTCATACATAGAATCACCGACATGAGAAGAAAAACAACTAATTGGTAATGCATTATCTGTACCTAAATTAGCCATTACAGGTGTTGAAGGAATTAACCATCCTTTCCAAAGAATATCAAAGAATCTTTCTTGTAGTTCAGGTTTATTTAACAACTCTGCTGCTCTTGATGATACTCTTACATATCCATCTTTTGGTGTTTCACCATCAAGAAGATATCCACCTTTAATTGTCGTGCGTTTCTATTTTCATTTTTTATTTAAAATAAATCATCTACAAAGTTCCAATCCTCATTTGGTTTAGAGTATGAAGTTTCTCTATTAGCAAAGAAATCAGTCTGTTGCTCACCTGATGTTGCAATATAAAACCATTCCATATCCATAAGCAAATCATCATTAACAGTATAGACAGGTGTTAACATCAATTCTTTTAATTTTCTGTTTGCCCTATCATACATAAAGTTTTTAAGGGTAGCTTTTGTGATTGTTTCCAAATCACCAAGTTCAAATATTTTATCAATATAGTTGAACTCATTCATTAAAGCTAAATCTACACCTTGATAGATTGTATCTTTTAATTCATCAGTCCAAATATAAGGATTTTCTTCAACAAGTGTTCTAAATAATTTACAACCTGATTCAGAATGTAAAGATTCATCACGAATTGAGAAAATCATTTGTTGACCAATACCTGTCATCATATTCTTTTTTCTAAATGAAAGAAGAACTGCAAATGAAGAATATAATTGCATACCTTCTGCACAAGCAGAGAATAATGCAAGACTTCTAGCAATATTAGAAAGATTAGTATCATTAGGGTCAATTTCCATCAATGCTTCTAGTTTAGCCATAGTAGCCTCATCTTCCATAAATGATTTAAAATCTGTTAAACCTAATGTATCATTAAGATATGAATAAGCAACAGCATGGATTGTTTCAAACGCACCAAATGTACTTGCCATCATTTTAACTTCAGGTACAGGAAACCATTTGGTTACATAGGTTGACCAATAATCATTAACAACAGTTTCTGTTTGTGTAAATCCTTTTAAGATATTACCAATAACATTTTTTTCTTCTAATGTTAATTCATTGCTCCAATCTTTAACATCTTTTTGCATATTAATTTCAGTATGCAACCAATGTGCATTCTGTTGTTTAAACCATGCTTCGTAAGCCCATTGATACTCAAATGGTTTGAATTCTAATCTTTCTTGTGTAATCATTTTATAAATTTATAAGTATAAAAAAATCCTGTTTATACTACTACAAACAGGATATGTTTTTTTATTGTTAGTCTAATCTTGTTGTTCTATAGATGAACCAAAATGCCCCTAAAAGGAAAATTGGTAAGATAGTTAATGTCAATTTCAGTAATAACATGTCGGTTACCCATTGAACTCCAAAGAATTGCATATACCTAATTTACTGTGGGTAATGTTATTTAAAAACTTTTTCATTATTTTTTCTTTTCATCAAATAATTTAGTGATTTTTTGGATTAATGGACTTCTGACGCAATCAGAATCAACAAATTCAATAACTTTAACATGGTCATCAAAATCTTTAAAATGTTCTGTTAAGAACATTAATCCATTATCATCTTTATCTTTAAAATCTCTTTGGCGAATATCACCAATGATAATCATTTTACCACCTTCTTCCAAACGAGTTAATACTGTTTCAGCATTATCAACAGATACATTTTGAAATTCATCAAAGATATTAATATTATCTAATGATAAACCTCTTAAATTACCCATTGGTATTACTTCAATGATTTTTTCTTTAAAAAGAACCTCCAATGCAATTGGTGATAATAGTTTATTTAATTGCATTGAGTAAGACATTAAAACATATTCAAGTTTTTCTTCAACACCACCTGGTAATATACCAACATCTTCATGTTGTAATTGTTTTAATGGTTTAAATATTCTAATCTTTGTATATGTATTGTTTTCGTTTAATAATAGGTTTATTGCCTGAACCAATGCTATAAAGGTTTTACCTGCTCCTGCAATACCTGTTGCAATCACATACATTGATTCTTTGTCCAAGATGTCTTTAACAAATTTTTCTTGGTTTTCAGTTTTAGGGGAAATTTTTAAATACGGCTTACCGACTTTTTTTCTAATCTCGTTCTTCCTTTCCCTTAATTTGTCTTCTTCTGTTTCTTCAACATTGTATTTTTTTAATTTCCTATTCACGTTCATTTAGTTTCATGTAAATAGGTCATCAGATATGTTAGTCTTTAAAAATACTATTAATTTTTCATCAAAATCTTTTATTTTTTGATAAGAAAAATTCATCTTTTTTATAATCGTCTTATTGTCATAGTGTTTCAAATATTTATATTCATAAAAATTTTTTAGAGTTTCATCTTGACAAATTTTCATAATTTCATTTACAGAATCAAATTGTTTTTCATAATCAACATTAATATATACAGGTTCAATAGATTGAGAATTACCTTCTAATGAAGTATATTTTTTATATTTTTTTCTATTGATTTTTCTTACATAATCATAAAAATGATT